ATTGTAACCACTGATGATGCTGGCAATATGAAACCGAGTAAGTCGAAAGCGCGAAACAAGATTGATGGCGCGGTGGCGTTGATTATGGCGTTAGACCGTGCAATCAGAAATAATCAGGGGAATAAAATGTCTGTGTACGAAGAAAGGGGGTTGATGTTCGTATGATTTTGCAATTTTACGCAATTAGAAAATCCGTGATTGTGAACATGAAAACCAACAAAGCCTTTCAAGGTGTGATTTGGCGTAGACGTGGTGATTATCTGATTTTGAAGAACTCAGTATTGCACGAGAACGGGGCAATAAAACCGGTAGACGGTGAAGTGTTGATATTTATAAAGGATATAGACTTTATTCAGGTGGTGTCATGAGTACGATTATTTCAAAAGCCACATTAACAGATATGCCAGAAGGGTTTTGGAATTTGAATACTGGATTATCAAGTGCTGAATTTCCACGGTATTCACTTGATTATCAGGCCATGTATGAGCGTCATGGGAACGTAAAGATTTGCGTTGATTTTTTGGCGCGTAACATGGCGCATTTGGGATTACATGTTTATACACGTGACGCAGATAATAACAGAAAGCGAGAACGAGAGCATAAAGCGGCTCAGTTGTTGAAAAATCCGTTGCCGGCAGTAAATAAAAGTTCGCGGTACAAATTGTTGGAAGCAGTACTTTCTGACATGTTTATTAGCGGCAATGGTTATATCCTGAAACTGCGCGATACTGAGAAAAACCTTATTGGTTTATTGCGTTTGCCGTATATGAATGTGAGTGTAAAAGGTGTTTTAGCTCCATCAGAATATAAAGTGACGTATGTTGATGGCGAAAAGCCATATAAGCCTGATGACATTATTCATTTCAGGATGTACTCAACGAACACGAATACTAAGGGGATGTCGCCATTAGAGGGATTGCGTGAAGTACTTGCAGAAGAAGCGCAAAATGTAAAATACAGTGCGCAATTTTGGGCTAATGCCGCGCGGATAGGTGGTGTTGTTGAAAGACCAGCAGAAGCGGCAATTTGGAGTGATGACGCGAGAAAACGCTTTAGAGAAGAATGGCAAAGTATGTATGCTGGTGAAGCCAACAGCGGTAAAACAGCCATTCTTGAAGAAGGAATGACATTCAAGCCGATTACTTATTCGCCAAAGGACACGCTTTACATTGAAAGCAGAAAGCTGACACGTGAAGAGTGCGCGAGAGCATATCATATCCCGCCACCATTGGTGGGTATACTTGATAGAGCGACATTTTGTTTACCTGCTGGTGAGCTTGTTTATACTGAATATGGACCATGTCCGATTGAAACAATTAAAGTGGGTGATAGTGTTTATTCTCATACAGGTGAAGGTTTTGAGTTAAAGAAAGTAGTTGCTTCGCAAGAAACTGGTATAGATGAAATATTTGAAATAAAAACTCAAAATCGGACAATTCGTGCAAATGCTAAACATCCAATATTAGTAAGAAGAACTGTAAAAGTTCCTGGTATTCCAGATTCAAACGCGACTGAAAAGGTGAAAGCAGGGCAAAGCCGTTTTTATAATGAATATATCCATGAATTCGTTCCTGCTGGGGAATTGAAGGTTGGGGATATTATAGTGACAGCAAATGGCAATATAGGTACTGGCACACGTAAATTCACTAATCAGCGTATGGAATTTTATGGATTATTTTTAGGTGATGGCTGGCTTGATAAAAAAAGAGGACATATAACTATTGCACGAGCGAATAATGCAAAATATATGGATTATTACAGAAATGTAATAAAAAATGAATTTACTAATTTTGGTTCAAATGGTAATGGAAAATCAAGAAATATAGAAACTCAACCAGTTAAAATTCAAGAAGGGGAAAGATATACACGTTTCAGTTCAATAGTTGTAGCGGAAGAAATGGCTGAGCTTGGATTTAACGAGACGGCTCATACGAAAAGAATACCACGCTGGGTTTATAAAACTACGCGAGAAGAAAGACTTGCATTGTTACGTGGTTTATTTGATGCAGATGGTTCGGTAAATAAAAAGGGGCAAATTGATTATGGCTCTTGTAATCGGTTATTAGTTGAAGATGTTCGACATTTGTGTTTTGGTTTAGGTATTGCAGTTAATAATATTTGTGTTCAAAAAATAAGGGCAAAATTGCCGAATGGCAATTATTCTGATAGTGAATTTTTCTCGATTTGTTTATCAAATCCAATTCATAATCAAGAAATTGGCTCACATGATCCAGATGACATTGAAAGATTGCAAAATGGTAAACCGTGGAAAAAGGGAAAAACTTATAAAGATGCTAAAAAAATTACACCTGTTTCGCCAAAGGAATGCGAATATTCAAAAATTGTTAATATTTCCATTAAATCCGCAGAGCCAGTATTTGATTTAGAAATTGAAGAATCACATAATTTTATTGCATCAGGCGTAGTTGTTCATAACTCTAACATTTCAGAACAGCATAAATCGCTTTACCGAGATGTTTTAGGTCCATTGTGTGCCAGCATTGAAGCTGATTTCAATACTCAGTATTTGAGTGAATTTCCTGATTTGAAAGATGCGTATGTTGAGTTCAATATCGAAGAGAAGTTACAGGGTGATTTTCAACAACAGGCAGAGAGTTTCAGGCAAGCGGTAGGCACGCCGTGGATGACACCGAATGAAGCGCGAAGTTTGATGAACTTGCCGAAGCTTGATGATGAAAGCGCGGATCGGATTGCCACACCACTGAATATGTTATCGCCAAATGCGGTTATTGAGCCGAATGATGGAAAGGGCTTTGCTGGGTGTACGGTGCATAGTGCCCCCCATACTGAGTATGAACAGAAAGACCTGAAAGCTGATGATGAAGGTGAAATTGTAGAGCCTGATTTTCCTGAAATTGTAGAAGCGTATTTAGAAAAGTGGCAAGTTTTGTTAACCAAGACGTTCATCAGGCAACGTGATAGTTTGTTGCCAAAAGCTAAGTCGTTCGGGCGGTTTGACCAGTTGCATCTTTTGTTTGACCGTGAACGGTGGAATAGAGAGATGACGGAAGATTTTATTGCGTTGACTCAGGAAACTGCTATTGCGTTTGGCAGGGCGTGGAGTGAGAAGATTGGTACTCAGTATGACGATGAAATGTTATCTGAGTGGATGGCAACTAATGGACGTATAGCTGCTGAAACTTTGAATAATAAGATTTTTGAAGAATTGCAGGCTGCTATGGCGACTAATGAGCCTGTTGACGCGGTAAAGCGGGTTTTTGAACTTGCGCTTGCGGTTACGGTTGCCAAGTTTGCGCAAAGCAGAATGACGGGGATTGAAAACAAAGTTGAGTTAGAGATTGTTGTTGAATCGCCTGTTTTTGCTACAAAGATTTGGCGTACAACATCGTCTAATCCAAGACCATCGCATAGGGCGGTGAATGGTCAGGAAGTGGATAAAAAAGGCTATTTTTCAAATGGTTTGTATCGCCCTGGTGATTACAAAGCCAGCGTTGATGAGGTGGCTGGTTGCCGTTGCAAAATGGTTTACAGGAAGAAAAAGAAATAATGAGGTTTTATTATGGAAAAAAAGACATTTAATTTCAATGTTGAGTTCAAAGAAAACGCTGATGAAACAGGACAATTTCAAGCGGTGTTTTCGAGATTTGATGAGATTGATAAACATGGCGATATAACGTTAAAGTCTGCTTTTACAGATGGCGCGCTTGTGAGAATTTCCGCATGGGGACATAAGTGGCACGAATTACCAGTAGGCAAGGGTGTTATTCACCATGATGAAGAAAAAGCATGGGTAGATGGAATGTTCTTCCTCGATACTGAGGGTGGACGTGAAACCTATAAAACCGTAAAGAATTTAGGTGAATTGCAGGAATGGTCGTATGGGTTCGATGTTTTGAAAAGTTCTAACGGAAAATATGAAGATCAAGATGTCAGATATTTAGAGAGCCTTGAGGTATTCGAGATTTCACCTGTGTTGATTGGCGCGGGAAATCATACGGGTACGTCATTTATCAAAGGCTCTCATACTGAGCCAGAACAAGAAGATTTACCAGGAGAAAACAATTCTTCTGATAATTCAAACAATCCTGAAGCTAAAGAAACTGAAGATGAGACCGATGGCGGTAAATCGAGCGGTGTGAGCAATGAGGATTTTATTCAACTATTAGATATTTTAGAAATGGAGATTGAAAAAAATGGATAAGCCAAAATTCAAGACTTTGCTTGATGAAAGCAGGTCGATTGTTGAAACTGCTATCGCAGAAAACCGCCAAATGACGACTGAAGAGCGGGAAAAAGCCTATAACCTTTATCAAGAAGCTAAGGGTAATTGGGATGACAAGGAACTTCAAAGACAGATTGATGAACTTGAGGCTAAAGCGTTCGCGCCTGAACCGACTAAACAATATAAAGATTTGGGTGCTGAATTTGTTGAAAGTGAAGCCTATAAAGGTTGGATGAAGAAAGTCGCGCCTAATGGCGTTATTCCAGAGAGCATGAAAGGTATCAATTCGCCTGTAATGCCGATTGATTTGCGCCTTGAGCAGAAAGCATTGATTACGGGGTTATCTGACACCAGCGCAGGGGCTTTTGTTCAGCCTGATTATTATGAATATCAGGCAATGGGTCGTAAGCCTTTGGCGTTGCGAGATTTAATCAGTGTCCGCCAAACAGGCAGTGATGTTATTGAATTTGTAAAACAGACCAAGCAAGTTACTGAAGCTGCACCAGTTGCTGAAGCTACAAGCCTTTCTACTGGTTTGAAGCCTGAAGGTGGTATGGCATGGGAAAAGGTATCTGTTCCTGTTGAAACTATTGCAGTATGGGTGCCAGCTACAAAACGTGCGTTATCTGACGCAAAACAGTTGCGTGGCATCATCAATCAGGATCTGTACGCTTCGCTTGATGCAAAGCTTGAAGAACAAATTTTAACTGGCAATGGTACTTCGCCAAATCTGAAAGGTTTGAACAGTACAGTTGGTATTTTGACACAGACGTATGCAACGAGTGTTCATGTTACTACACGTAAGGCGATCACCAACCTGAAAACTAACGGACTTGAAAACCCGACTGCCTTCCTGCTTGCTCCTGCAGACTGGGAAGCTATTGACCTCGCAGTGTGGGAACATGCTCCGTATTTGCCGAGTCAACGTACTTTATGGGGCATTCCTGTTGTTGAAAGTCATTATCTGACTGCTGGTACTGGCTGGCTTGGTAACTGGACTAAGGCAGTATTGTGGGATAGAGAACAGGCGACTATCAGTATTAGTGATAGCCATTCTGATTTCTTTATCCGCAACCTTGTAGCTGTACTTGCTGAACTTCGTGCCACGTTTGCCGCGGTGAAACCGAATGCGTTTGTAAAGATGACTTTGACAGGTGCGTAGTTTGTTATTGATTGTTGTAAGGGGTTGGGATTGCCTCAGCCCCTTAAAGAGAAAGGGATGCTATGAGTAAATTAGTAAATGTATGGATTGATGAAAAACAGGGCTGGGGCATTATGGTGACTGAAGATGAAGCCCAAAAGCAAGGTTTGAAGATGATCCAAAAGGTTGAAACTAAAGATATCAAGCCCCAAGAGAATAAAGATGCAAAGTCTTCTAAGCCGGCAAACGCCCCTGATACTGAGCAAAAGCCGAAAACGGAAAAGCATGTGAAATGATGTTTTGTACCGTATCTGATGTGGCTACATTTTTAGGCATTAGTGAAATGCAAATAGATAGCGTGCAAATTACGCAAGCTATAAAAGCTGCGAGTGCGTCAATTAGAAACTATTGCAAGCAAGAAATTAGCCAAAAAACAGGCGATGTAGCTTATTTTGATGGTGCATATCAAAGCAAATTGTTTCTTCCGCAGTTGCCTGTAAATTCCGTGTCTAAGGTTATTGAAAATGGGTACGTATTGACAGAAGATGAAGATTACAAGCTTGGTAACAATGGTATTTTGTATCGAATGTGGCGAGATTGGGCTAAAGGAATACGCAATATCGAAGTGACTTATACACATGGATATGAAGTTATCCCTGATGACATAAAAGAAGTTGCTTATCGAAGCGCAGCGCGTGTTTATCAAGCTCAACTTAAAGCTAAAAAGACTGATGGTGTTGCAATAAATTCAATCACTGTTGGTGATTATTCGGTTAATTACCAAGACGACAGTATGCGTCAAGTGGATAATGCCATTGGCGTTTCTGCTGCGCGGACTTTGCTTAAATCTGAAAAAGAGATTTTAGACAATTACCGATATTTAGGTGGAATGTGATGGGCGAATTTCCGCATGAATTGACTTGGTACAAAAAAACAGAACAAACCAATGTGTTTGAAAGATATGTGCTTAATCGTATTTCCTGGCAATCAAGCAGAGCGGCGAATATCAGAAAATCAGGAATGTTAGATGCCGATAAAGCAACTATTTATATTCCGTTTATTGATGATGGTGGTAATAGCCGTGCTGATTTTGAGTTTGGTATTGGTGATTGGCTTGTTCCTGGAATTGCTCAGGAAGAAATGAGCAGTTTGAGTTTTACGCCAACCGATTTACTAAAGAAATATCCACGTGCAGTAAAAATCTGTTCAGTAGATCTAAAAGATTATGGTGTGGAATATATGAAACACTGGGAAATTGGTGGTGCGTAATGCCGCGAATTGTTTATGTTGATAAACCAAAAGACCGATATTTCGTTGATAAACGTGGCAATCATGTTTTAGTGAAATGGTCGCCTAATTTTGCGCCAAGATGGAATAACAGATATTGGCGAGCGCAAAGGTTTATTGACAGTGCTGTTTTGTATGGTGCAGAAAGTTTTATCACATTTGACACAGGCGATTTGATTCGTTCAGGACGTAGAAACACGAAGATTGGTTCTGGTTGGATCAAGTGGGGTGAGAGACGTGGTCATTATGCAAGACCAGTGTTTTATGGCAGGCGTGCCCCTGGACGCAAAGGGCCTAAAGTAACCAAGCCGATGAAGTGGTTTCAACGATGGCGAAATGTTCATGGCGATTCTGTTGTTAGACAAACAAAGAAAATGGTAGGTGAGTAAATGGCTGGTGAAACAATTATTCAAGCTTTGCAAACTTATATGACTACTTGTCCTTTGTTTGAAGAAAACGGATTGAAGCTGAGTGTCAACTGGTTAGAGTCTGAGCCAAATAGTTATGGTATTTTCGCTTTACCAGGAGAAAAAACTATCGTTGCATATCCAGTGGGTGGTGGAATATATGAATTTCCATTTGAGTTATTGGTAAATGCTTCAAATGCTGATGATCTTGCACGGTTGCAAGTGCAAGGGTTTTTTGAGAAGTTTAGCCACTGGTTAGAAGAGCAAGGTAACAATGACACGCTCCCTATACTGAGTAACAATCAAGTGGCATTTGATATTGAAGCCTTAGGACAAGGCTATTTAGTTGAACAAGGTGAAAGCAATGTTAGTACATACGGTGTACCTTGTAAATTGATTTATGAGAAAAAGAGGTAAAAGATGATTAAACGATCTAAACTTCGTCACTTTTTGAATACTGGGACAAGTGAAAGTCCAACTTATAACTTGATGAATTTAGGTATTCAGAATTTGTCGATTAACAAAAATCCTGAATATATTGAGGAAGGATATATTGCTGATGAGGTGGGTACAAAGGTTTTGGAAAGCTTGAAGCCTGATTTTCAGTTTGATATTAATGTTGATGAAACAGATCCTGTATCAGTTTATCTGACTGAATTGGAATGGCTTGACAAAACAATGGAAGATACACATTCTGATATTGTAACTGTACA